TGCGCCCCCGCCAACACACGACACCAGCACCGCGCCCCATAGCCACAATGATCCGGTTAGCAACGGCATGGATCCTTCCGGTGGTGCGTGCACTAGCGGCACGACACTCAGCACGGCGGACACCAGCAATCCGACACGCGCAATCTGTGTGCGCGACTTCATGCTTACCACTTCGGTCTGTTCTGTCATCGTCGCTTCGCCTTTTCGTCTTGGTCATGTTGGGATTCGATGTGGTATAGCCGGTTCCAGGCTTCATCCATGCGAGATTCATGGTTGGCGTCTTTGATACGCAGGTTCACCACTTCATCCTTGAGGTTGTCTATGATCTTGACCATCTCCGCCTGATTATGCTGGAGCTGTTCAAACTGCACTTGCATCACCCGAAAGGCGATGAACCACGAAGCCGCGAACACCAAAGCCGGGATAAGCCAGTTCTCTATGATCTTCGCCGGCCAGTCTCGCTTCAGTCGATGCCACTCCGTATCTCCGAGGGTCTCTGATAGGCTAGCAACGGTATCATTCAACGATTGCAGCATCTCTCGCAAATCCACATCCGCCTGTCTCCGTTCTGTCATTGGGTATCCTCCACGCCCCAAGCTTTCCACGCATCAAGCCTCTGATTGGTCTCATCAACCCATCGGCGCAACTCATCTTCTCCTTCCTTGGTCAACGCGCTCGTAGCTCGACAATCCGGTTCAAGCTTGGGGTTGCACGGTGCGATGAATATGGGAGCCGGGGGAGGAACTCGTGTGAGCAGTTCCACGGGAGGCCGTCGCGCAACTGGTACAGGGACGAGCTTCTCCACCGGCATTGAAATCGTTGTCGGCTGACTACCACAGCCAGTCAGCAACAGTAGAATCAGCGCGACGCCGATGACAGCAATCATCACTTGTACGATTCTATCCATCGATTCATCTCCTCAGCGCCATGTGCCTCAGGGGGCTTCCACTTCTTGTTGAGGATTACGTTGACTCGTCGCTTCGCAGCTTCGTACAGTTCTTGGTTCTCATCCCGCAGGTTGATGATCGCCGTGTTCTGGTGTTCGACCGCCGCCTTCAATGTGTCGTTGGCGCTCTTGCATACCAGCATCTGCGCTCGTGATGCATCAAGATCGGAACGCAGAACCATGATGGTGCTGCGCTGCCAGATAAAGACCCCTAGCACTGCGACAAGCGCAAGCAGGGGGGCCAATATACGCCATGAGAAGAACATCACGTAGCTCCTCTCATTGCGACCAGCCGCTTGTAGTAATCCCAGATCCGAACGACGTAGGTCTGTGTCTCTTTCGCGTGTCGTCCAGTCACGCGGGGGAGGTGATCATGCAGCACCACATGCCAGTCATACAGGCTTTCATAGCTGTACGCATGCGTCGCCCATCTGCGTTGCGCTTTGCGAATATTGCCCGCACCGGCGTTGTAGCTCGCCATCGCCAGCGAATGCCGATTTACCTCCGTGTCGGCGCTGCGCCAGAAGTGCCGCATCTGCCCCATGTAGAACGCACCAGCTTCGATCGCATAGCGCGTGTCGTGGGGGGAGGCTGTACCGTAGCCGAGCTGACGCGAGACTTCCAACCAAGTGCGGGGCATAAACTGCGCAATGCCCGCCGCGCCTACAGGAGACACGGCTTCGGGCTTCAACCTGGACTCCTGATAATACTGCGCCTTCAGCAATCTCCAATCGACTCCACGCAGGTACTTCTTGGCAGCATCCTCGATCTGAGCGTCGTAGCGCGTATCGCTCAATGCGCGCGCCTGCGCGGGGGTGCATCCCAGCACCATGCCGATAAGCAGACATACCGCTATGATGCGCAGACCGAGATAAACAGCGAGCGCCGCACGCTCCGCCGGCGTGGAACTGGCGCTGTCCAGATTCTCGATCCAGCTCTTGAAGCTGAACCCCATGCGCTTGTCCAGCCAGATCAGGAACACCAGAACGATGAGCAGTGCGAACAGGGCATAGCCCACGTTGAGCAGCGAAGAAATTGCGAGAAAATTTTCCATCGTACCCTCCTGCTAAGTTAAGTTTCCTGCATCTTTTCTGATGTGAATCATACCACGAACTCCCCCAGAACCATTCAGCGATCCAGTGCTGTTGAAAGCCTTTGCATGCGTGCTACCATCGAATGCGCTGAAACCGCGAAGCTGACCCGTAGACAGGCACGTCGCCGTAGGCCGATTGTAACCGATGCCCGTATGTGTTCCACCGATCAGCAACGTGTCCCCGTACCATTCCATGCAATAGACTTCACCAGAGCAGTATCCTTGATTTGAAGAAAATGTATCATCGACCGACAGCTCCCACACAACGCCCCCATCTTCAGGGATAACATTCAAAGGAAACAGCGTAATGATGTCATGCCGTGGTGGCGAGGAACCGCCGGTGCCAAAGATAGCACGCCCCGCAGCTCCCGGAACGTCCTCAATACAGTAGCCGAATGACGTCGTGGCCATGCGCTGTTGGTATTCGGTATTAGGCCCGTTTGCATAATCATTGAAACCACCAACGCAGACATCAATTGCATCGCCCGTAGGGTTCCATAAAAACGCGCACCCATCCGGGTTCTGGGGACCGAAGGTACCCCCCGGATCTATTAAGGGTCCGTTATTCCAATTCAAAGTAGAAGTTGCCGTCACCAACACGCCACCCAATGAGGATTCTGCAAACCATGTGATCTTTGTGGCTGATGACAAGGTCCACTGAGAAGTGCTCCAAGTAACGCCGTCGTACTTTCCGAAGATCTGCGCGCTGCCGTTGCTGCCAGAATAGTAGATGCATCCGGTACCGGCTCGTGATCGACGCGCTCCATTAGTGATGCCGTGCCCGCTGACAGCCGACCAATTAGTTCCATCTGAGGTTTTGATAACATACGAGGAACCACCGGATTGGCCAGAGAACTGAAGAGGTGCAAATGCGTAGAGTTCACTGCCCAACACGCACAAACAATATGAAAAGAAATCGCCGCCGGATGAGGTGGTGATAGCTGTGTTCACCCATTGCTGCGTCGCCGGATCGTAATATTGAATCCGCAGGCTGGTGATAACATACAAACGATTGTTGAACACAGCAAAATTGCATGGGCTGCCAGATAACCCAGTCGTGCGCTTCGTCCAAGTATCCGTGGCCTTGTTATATTGCAGCAACGTCGCGAGGGTCGCGTCGTCATTCCAGCGATTGAAGTCCCCGCAAACAAATAGATCCCCGACCGACGGCCAGCCGACCTCGACGATACGCTGGATGGGGGAGAGACGAACAGGCATGTCAGGTCACCGATTCGGTGTACAGATCCTCGGGCTGGTTGCGTGTCGTGATGGTCAGCACATCGCTATGCGCCTTCAGCGTGCCCTTGCGCCGGTTCAACGTAGCGACGGTCCTTGCACGGCTGCTCCGCTGGAAGTCACAGGTTCCCCCATACAGATTCAGCGTAGTGAACGCATTGCCCGCCGTCTTGATCTGATTGGCGCGCAGCTCACCATCCGCAACAGTAGCCGTGGTGATGGTGTAGTCGCCTTCCGTAGTGAGTATGCCCCCGGCCAACTCCAACGTAGTGAGCGTCGCAGCAAGCTGCATCAGGTTCGTACCACCAGACTGGATCCAGGTGGTCAGCGTGGTGCCCGCGCCGGTGATCACTCGAGACGTCTGCGTCGTGTCAGAGATGTGAATCTTGCTGAGTGTCGACGTCTCGCCCGGTGCATCTGCCGCCACCCCCACCCCCTGAGGGGCGAACTGCACATACAACTCCGCGCTCGCATGCGCAACGAGGTATCTGAACGCCGGCACGCCGGCATCTGCTGTACTCGCACCAGTATTGTAAACGATGCAAGTAGACGCGGCATTCTGATTGTTGTTGATCTTGATGCGGGAACTGCCATTCGGCGTGGCGCTGGAATTCAGATTGTTGCCAATCGTGATCAGATCAGCTCCGAGCTTCAGATAGTGATCCCGATACTCCGGAGCCGCATCGCTGGTGGTGGCACCATCAGAACTCGTGGCAAACACCGTACGATTGAGCCCGATCCGACCAGTGTAGGTTTGGAGGACATGCAATTCGTTAAGCGTCAACGCATTCTGATCAAGGCCCCAACAAATGGACGGTCCACTCTCGATGTATATGACATCACTGTCAGCGGGCACAGCGTTGTCACTCCAGTTCGCAGCCTGATCCCAATGATTGGGGCCGGTTGCTGCCGTGGATGTGCTGAAGTTCGTAACCGTGCCCGTACCCGCGCCGCTCTTGGATAGCGTAGCGGTGAAGGGGACCCCCGCCGTGTCTGCTGTCCCGGTGATCGTTCCGCTGCTCGGGTTCGCCCAAGTGATCGCGGCGAAGTACGGATGCGTGCTGGCGTTGAGCGCGCTTACCAGAGCCGCCGCCGTTGCCGCCGCGCTCGTGACTCCAGCCACGCTGATCGCCACATTCCCGATCGTCACCGTGAAAGTATTGTTGGCAGGGGTCGCATCCACGCTGTCAATGGATCCGGACACCACCTGAGCGACTGCCCTTGCGCCGCCCACCCATCTCTTCGTTGCCATGACGACCTCCTAGTTACACTGAACGTATGATCCTGTTGAACCGCCACCTCCCCCGCCAGTCTCAGCATCGGGGGGTGACGTACCTGTAGTCACTTCACCGGCATCATTGGCGAAGTTGAGGATGAGCAGCTTGCCATCGCTGGCACGCATCGTAACCTTCAGCACATTCTCGACAATGACATACTGAGAGCTATCGCTGGGGTTTTCAACCCGCACCTCTTCAGTTTCGCGGCTCTCTTCATAGTACTCAAGAACATCTCCTACTCCGTCTATGTCACCGTGAATCTCAGCCTGCTTGGCTGACGTGGGGGCCGGAACACCACGCGACGGCGCAGTAGTGCCGGTCAGTGCGCCGGCTATCCCTTGCAAGAAGTCCGCAGTGATCACCTCGCCCTTGCGCGGCGCGGCGGGGATCTTGATTGGGCCAGTGTATTTCTCAGCCATTACCAGCGCACTCCAATCTGAGACCACGGAACAGCGCGATAGACATTGAACCGCGCTATACCGTTACCTTCACTGACGTCTTCGGGGATGCGCCCATTGATCTGAATCAGATCCACGACCTGCCACCCATTCTCCCGATAGATGAAATTGTAATCGATATCCCACCGCCCCTTGCTGAAAGAAGCGTTGAGCGCCGTACAAAGCCACGTCCCCGCAGGGTAGCCAGACCAAGGATCTGCATTGACTGTGCCGAGATACTGCTGGATCTTCGCCTTCGGCAATGACTGCGCCTTCTGCTTTATGCGCACCGTCATTTGCGGTCGGTACACGCTCACGCGCACGGGTATGCACGCCTGTAAGAAGGACCCGCCGGTTTGCCACGACGTGTACTTATTGACCATGAACTCGCCGTTGATGTCAACTTGGGTCTCTTCAGCAAGCGCCGTGGCATCTACTTCGATGCTGGTAATTCCATTGGCCTCAGACTCGGGATCGGTCTTCGTCTCTTCGACCCCGTAGGTCACTTGCACGCGGGCTTGATTAGGTTGCCTCTCCAACGGCTCTGATTTGACCGACAGAACCTTGATACCTGGGATATCAGGGTGTGGATCGCCGACGCGAGGAATACCCTGCGCAATCAATGCCTGATACAGACGCCCGGTGTTACTACCCCCGAGTTCAGTCAGGAAGAAGACGCGCTCCGCCTTGAACCCCTCCAGTGTGGACTCAACGGCTGCGCCATCTATGATGTCTACGATGTTGGCCATCACATCACCCCGCGATCGCTACGCCCCCGCCGGCAACCCCTCCACCCGCGTTGACAGATTCCAGAAGTTTCGTTGTCAATTCCACCATCTTAGACAACAACTCATTGGTCATCTTCTGCTCCGTGACAACCATGCCCGATGATACATCTGCAGAAGTAGCTCGTAATGCGCGGGGAACTGTATCCCCTGCGACACTATTGACCGCCGCACCTGCCTCTTCAGCAAGACCAGTCACCTTTTCCCGCAGTTTCTCAGCAGTCATGTCAGCCACTTCGTCTGCGGTTTCGTCAGTGAGATCCCCGATGTCCGCAGACACCCCGCTCAAAGCTGCTCCAGTCTGTGCCGTCGCAGTCTGCACCGCATCCGCCGCCGGCTTGATCTCACCGAGGATGATATCCTTGACGTCCGTGGCAACTTCCTTATAAGTAGTAAGCGCACCGCTAACATCCCCTGTCAACAGTTGCGTCGCCGCCGCGCCGATACCGCCGACGGAAGTCCCTATCGCATTGATCCCGCGAATGAAGTACTTGACTGCCGGTGTAACTACGCCCGTGATAAACGACGCCACTTTTGTCATCGGATCCAGCAATTCCAACCCAAGTGTGCGCCCCATACCCTGAAGCGCCGCCTTCATCGTACCCATCGAATCGTTGAACGCATCCGCCATGTCAGCCTGAGATTGGGTGACGGTAAGCCCCATATCGTCGGCAGTCTGCATGGCGCTCTTCATGCCCTCTTCTCCTAAGAGAAGAAGCTCCCGCATGTTGGACCAGCTCTTCCCGAAGAACTTACTGGCGACTGCCGCCTGTTGCGCCGGGTTCTTGATAGCAGCGATGGCAGAAGCTACCTTGTAAAACTGCTGCTCCGGAGCCAGTCGTGCGATCTCCTGCAAGTTGATCCCGAACTTGGCCAGTTCTTCAGTCGTACTCTTAGAATTCAGCCCACGACCGATGCTCATCTGCATACGCTTCATCGCAGAAGTCACCGTGCCGATACTGGTTCCTGACTGCTTGGCTACATAGTCCATGCGGCTCAAGAACTCAGTACTGAGCTGCGTCTGTATGGACATGTCACGGAATTCGTCTGCCGCATTCGCAGCACTCGTGACCAGAGCAGTCAGTCCGGCAACTGTAGCAAGGGGAGCCAGAGAAGACTTGAGTCCCCCGGCAAAACCGGCAATCGTACCCTTGATCCCCCCCATCTGCTGATTGAAAGCAGCGGTGGAAGCCGACACCAGAATTGCCAGTTCACCGAGAGTGGTAGCCATCGTTAGCTCCTTATCCCCAACTTCGCATTATGCGCAGCAGTGAACGCTGTCATCGCGGCACGCATCTCCGCAAATGACTTCTTGCGGCGACCCGGAACGCCGCGTTCCTTCAGCCACGGGATGAACATCTGCGCAGTGAATCGCTTCCGCTTTCGCGAAAACATGGCGGCAAGGTTCGCTATGAGCAGCCCAATGCGCATGTCCATAACCCGCTCGCCGAACGGCTCCCTGTCGTAGTATGCCATCCACGCACGCAGCGTCGTAGCCGGCATCGCCCGCAGCATCCCCGGAACATCCCAGATACCTAGCTGCAAAGCCAGCCGATGTGCGAACCTGATCATCGGCTGGCTCACTGTTTTCCCAGCTCAGCGCCAGCATCACTGCGCAGTTCACTGACATCCAGAGCAGTGACCACTACGCGCTTCAAGAACGGGACAGGGTAGCATTCCAAGATGGCAGGGAGCTCTTCCTTCGTCCAGATCTTATGCGGCTGACCCCCATCGGGTATTTCGTACAGCACCATCTCTGTCACTGTCGCGAGGAACTCCATCTGCTCAGCAACAGATCCGTTCACCTTTGGCGACAATGCCTGCCACCGAATGAACTCTTCCCCCGAGAATTGCCTGACGTACAGCTTGTCAACAAGGGGACGGAATACAAACGCCCCCACGGTTACATCATTGTCTTTGCTCATAGGTTTGGCCTCCTCAGAGCTGTGAGTTGAACTACGCCGTAACGGTGATGGCTCCGGAAATCTTGATCGTCGCCGTCGCCGTCTGCCGATCTTCCAGTGGAGCGTTGAACTCGAAGCCGGTCATGAATCCCTGAGCGGCCCAAGTTGACGTACCCCCCGTGCCCTCGCTGGGAAGCGTAACCGTAATGGCTTCCGGCGCACTGTTGAACGGAGGAGTGGTTTCCGCCGCGAAGAGCAGTTCGACTTCGAGTTCACCGGGGTCGAACAAATCACCGGGCATGAATTCCTTGGCATTCGTGGAACCCATGTGTGACTTGTCAATTGAAATCCTTTCGATGCCGCTCCAGGTGATGTCGAGGATCTCCGCAAGAAACCCCGAAGCAAAAGTGATCGTTGCACCAGTACCGATTTCCATCGTCAATCCTCCTCATGCCAGATTGCAAAGTCAAGTGAACTACGATACAGCACCGTTTCTTCACCAACAGAAGGGAGCTCTTTCATCTCCCGAGTGGTCTGGAGGAAAGCCCCCAAGACCCTCAGCGCGGCAGTTGCACCCATACTGCCACGAAAAGCGTCCAATGCGAGCTGCACCGCCTCTCGAAGATTGGTAGACGAAACAGAGTTGTCCGCCCAGCAATCTATCTGAACAACCTGCCGAACCACCTGAACGCGGCTACCAAGCGATCGTACATGCTCGCTGCTCACCACAAAGAACGTAATATATGGCAAAGTCGTCCCTTGAGGGGCCTGATGATGGTAGATCCGCGTAGAAACAAGCGCCGCAACAGACGCATCTGCTCCGAGCTTCTCCACCAACGCTGCATGCAAGGTCGCCGCCATCGTTTTCTCCTACAGCTTCAGCTCCCGTTTGATGATCTGCGTCGCCGCCTGTTTCGATTCTGCCGCCGAAGCCTCGAAAGCAGGCCTCATAAACGGCTGTGCCGGCATCTTGCTGGACCCGTACTCCAAATAAGCGGGGTAATACGTGTCATCGGTGATACCGAGATCCGTCTTTTTGCCCGTGTAGACCCCCATCTTAATGACTTTTCCGCCCCGTTTCTTGTTTCTTCCTTGCGCGACACGCACTTTCAGACTGTCACGAAGCCTTCCTGTCCGAACGGGGGCCATCTGACGCGCTGCTCGAAGCTGAATTTTCGCCGCGGCACGCAATGCCTTGGACAAAATTTTCCTCTTCAGCTTCTTTTCCAGGGCATCTATCGCAGCGATGACCTTTTCTTCGCCGATAACATCGACCATCATGCCGAATCTGCCCTTGGCCATCAGCTTACCACCCGCTTGAGCAGCACTTTTTGCATCCTATTTCGCAAATCATCGTTGATCTCAGACACAATGTTGAATGTCATTCCGTTATAGACGACCCGATGCCGAGGGGAGAGGGACGAAAGGTGTCTAATTGTCATCTCATGCGTCGCGTCAGCTCTCTGCCTGTCCCCTGTAGTCCCCTCGCGCTCATGTCCGAGGTCCTTTATCTCCGCCCATCGCGTAGCGAGCAGCGTCCACGTCTGAGTTACCCCGCCATTCGCATCTCGCGTAGTGGTAGGGTACTGAACTTGCACCAAATGCCGGAGCGCGCCCGCCCTCATAATGCCCAGACCCGCTCAGTGTGGAGCAGCATAGCCGCGCCTTGCGGCACTTCCTGCATAATGGTCCCTGAAATAGTGGTCTCGCGGTTCTCAAACCAATGCGAGATCATCATTAGCATTGCCTGTCGGATGTTGAAAGGGACATCCTTGGCGTTACTGTAGCCGGCCACGAACTCGATCTTAACGGCATTCAATTCTTCACGAGTTGTCGGCCAAACTTTGCCGTATGCCGGCTGAATTCTGGCGGGCATACTGATAGTGTCCGTCAGATACTCTGATGAATCGAGCGTAGTCAGCACCCCCGTAGTCGGGTGTTTGTACTTCACAAAGGTGACGGACTGAACGGGGGATACCGGAAACTCCATTGTGAAGCAAGGAAAGTAATCCAGGTTCCAATTCACCGTTCGCTGCATCAATGCCGTCTTCGTGACAGACTCAGCATGGTTGGCAGCCGCGTCTATCAGCGAATCCAGATAGATGTCTTCGTCGGTGTGAGTTATCCGACAATGCGCCTTGACCTCCGCAAGCGTCAAGGGTTTCTTGGTCGGCGCTACTGTGACGATGATACCGCTCATGTCCGCCCCCTTGTGAAGTGAGGATTAACGACGACCGGCACTCTTCCGCTTGGAGCCGGTGCGCTGCGGCGCGGCGGTAGCCTGTTCGGACTGCGCAGCCTCGGCGGTCTCCGAATCGTCCACCATCTCCGCCGCATCTACCAGTTGTGCGCCCGCCGCGACGAGCTGCGCAGCCGTCTCATCATCCACGGTTACGACGCTGCCCTTCAGCTTGACTCCTTCGGGGCCAGCCATCGTGGTATTCAATCGGATTTGCTTCATTTGTTCGCCTCCTTCTAAGACAAGACCCCCTGAGGATTAGTCAGGGGGTCAGGTTGATGGGACATCTTCACGCTGCAGACTGCGATTAGGCAGTGCCCTCCGCCGGGGACGCATGCGTTTCGATCGTCACATCGGTGCCGGCACTCGTCGGCGTCTTCGCCGCTCCGTACTGAATGGCGATGATCGCGCCGACGGTTGCGTTCTGTGTGGCACGATCGACGATGACCCGCAGGTACCTCTCTTCCGGGTTGCGGATGTCGATGACGAAAGTCTTCTCGTCGTCGGTGTCCGCAATCGTCTGTCCCGTGCCTTCCAGATCCGCTGCATCCGACATGTTGGATGCCGCGCCCTGCTGTGCACGAATCGCCGTGACTGCGCCGGCCACGATGGGACCGAAGGGGATGATGAACATGACCCCTTCGAACCCCGACATATCGATGATGTCGGACGTCAGATCCGTCGCGGCTGCCGCACCATCGGCGACCCCGGAGATCTGGGTGATCTTCACGTTCTTGCTGAGATTCATCATTGCACTGTCTCCTAAAGTTGGTTGGCCTCCTACGTCAGGATTACGCGCTGAGCTTCACGCGAACGAACGCCTCGCTGAGAACCGGCATGCCGTCCGTCTCCATCCGGGCGATGAGACCCATCTGGTTCGTCTCGGCATACAGCTCCAGCAGACGCTGCACGCTCATATCGGTCGCATCGGCGATCCAGTAGTTGCTGAAGTCAGCGATCATGCCGACGTACTGGCTGGCCGTGAAGGTGTTCGGCACGTACTCCGACATCATCACCGGATTGCCGAGCAGCACATCCGGCTCACCGACCTGCTTGCTCGGCTGCCAGAGATACGACCCGGTGCCGGCGCCGCCAGACTCGTCCCGAAGCTTCGCGATGTTCTTGATCGCGTCGCGATGGAACAGCCAGCGAGCCCGCGACTGATACTGCGCCTTCAGTCCGTACTTGGCGTTGATGAGACCGTTCATCGTGAGCGCCGTGGCCGTGTTGTCCGTGCTGATGTCCCGACTGGTGGGAATGCCGTCGTTGCTGGCAACGAACAGACCGAGGGGCTGATTGGCGCCGGTGCCGGTGAGGAACGCCTTCTCGTGGGTGATGGCGAACTTATACGCCAAACGCGAGACGACGAAGCCTTCGATGCCGGGGACCTGCCGGAGCAGCTTGTTGCTGATCTTGATACGCTTCGCCAGCGGACGCGGGTGCAGCTCGCGCCGGCCGAACGCCATCGTATCGTCTTCGGCGCCGGTCTTCAGTTCGGTCGTCCAGGTGCCGTCATCCGGATCGGCATCCAGACTCGGAGCGCCCAGCGCCTCGGCGGTCGGAACCTGGAACTTCGTGGCCAGACCCCGAATGAAGACCAGATCGTCGACTGCCTTGATCATGGTCTGCACGAACTGCATGGGGGTGACAACGAAGCCGCCCTTGACATCCAGTTCCGACTGAAGCGCACGGAACTCATCGCCCAGAATGTAGCTCCGAAACGCCTTGTCGTACGGCTCGTCGGCGCGGCGACCGAAGACGGCCCGCATTTCCTCCGAAACCTTGGACACGGTCTTGTCGGGCACGTTGCTCTTCGCCGCACGCTCCGCGATCTCCTTGTCGAGTTTCTCGGTACGCTCCTCCGCCTCGATCGTCTTGGACACCTTGTCCTGTTCCGCGAAGATCTCGTCGTAGCGACGGCTCTCCTCGTCGTTCAAAGTGCGCTTTTCGTTGCGCGCTTTGTCGACGATGCCCCGCATCTCGACCACCAGACGATTGCGGGAATCGATCAGCTCTGCGATTCTTGCACTCATAGTCTAACTCCTCTTGTTAAAGTCCCGTCACTTGATTCCCGCAGTTGCCGTTTGACGGGACACCTAACGGCTGCGGAAACTAATACCCTTACCGCGACTTCAACCTCTGCTGAAACAGTCTCGTCTGCAGATCCAGCGTGTCGAGCTGCTTTGCCCGGACATCCAGATCAGACAAATCCGGTTCCGGGGGGACGATAGTCTTCAGGAATTCCTGCATGCTTCGCTGCGCAATGGCCGTCTGCGGATATGCGGGGAACGTCACAGGGGAAACGTCGAACAGACGAACCCGCTTGAGCGTGCGCACTACCTGACCGTTGTCATCTCGCGCCCAGTCCTGTCCCCCCGGTTTGACTCTGAAACTGAAGGACATCTGATTGATGTCGCCGCGCTTCATCGCCGTAAGCAAATCGCGAGCATAGCGTGTGTCCGGAGGGGTGATCTCCACATAGAGACCGTGATCGTCCTCCTGCATGCGCAGCGTTCCAGCCTTGCTCCGACCCAGAACGTAGTTTGGATCATGGTTGAAGAGCGCCCGAACATCGTCATTGGAGATGGCTTCGGCAAAAGCTCCCTTGGCAACCTGTTCACGAAAACCTCCGAGGTCTTCGCTCAACTTGTCGAACACAGCCGCATAGCCGAACATGACCGGGCCAGTGATCCCATTGCGCTCCTCCTCCCTGACTTCGATTTTGGTTTCCAGGAAGCGCATCTCCAGGTCTTCGCCGAACTTGCGCTGCATCTCTTTCATGAACTCTTCGTCCATATCATCCTCCGGATATCAATTGAAAACGAGCCGCGCCGGTTCCGCCGCCGCCCTGTTGCTGTGATTCTTCGCCCGCTTCCTCCTTCTCGGGGTCCTTGCTGGAATCCGCAGTCATGTTGGTCGGGGTAAGATAATCATCCCCGTCCTCAACCGGATCCATATTCTCACGCTCGCGCACGTCGTTTCGCGACAACCAACCCCACTGACGCCCGATGCTGTATGCACGATACCTTGTGGTGATATCACCACGAAGCAGCGCATCCACGTTGAACTCGAAGAAGTACTCTTCCTGCTCCTGCGGCGACAGAAGCGTAGTGTTGAACGCCATCTCGAATCTGTTGAACCACGGGAGCATCGAGTACCGCACGAAGTCGATAGACATCTGCTCCACGTTGTTGAAGGTGGCGCGATCCATGTCCGCGATCATGTGCGGCGGCACGCGAAAGATGCGTGCGATATCCGTCACATTGAACTTGCGCTGCTCAATAAACTGAAGATCCTCCGGACTCAACGCAATCTTGGTGAACTTGATGCCGTGCTCCAGCACAACCGGCTTGCCCTTGTTGCTTCCGCTCGTCTGCTCCTGGAACCAATTGATGAACTCACGCCCCTTCTCCTTGTCCTTGAAGTAACCGTCGTACTCCAATATCGCCGGCGGAATGGCGTCGTTACGCAGATTCTTGTTAGCGTAATCCATCGACACCAGAGCATTGGCGATGGTCTCGCGTTGTGACTCGATGATAGACATCGCCTGCGTGGGAGACTTGAGCATGAACGGAACCCGCAGTAGCTCCGCCGAAGTTAGGATTTCACGCTGACCATTCTGCGGGCTGTACTCATACGCAATGGTATCTTCGTCTACCATGAACGGACGAATGTACCCCGGAGGAATGAAGATCAACCGCGTCTTCCCCGTACCACGATCAATGCGTACTCGCGAATAAGAAGCCCCGGTCAACACCGTGACCATCGCCATCATCTCGCGCCACTGAAAACTGTTCAGCACGTTGGACGGATTGTACTTCAACGTCCGATACAGCCGATGCTCCGTCGCTCGAGCGCGACCTTTTCCATCTGCGCTCCTGCGGTAGAGATCGACAGGAGTCATGGCTATCGTCTCCGCGATCACCCGAACAGCCGCGAAAACGGCTCCTACTCGCATGGCGGTTTCCGCAGACACGGATACCCCTGCCGAGGTCATGCCGGACATGCCGAGGATCTGCGCTATGACGGGGTCCTGAGGGTGGCCACCGGAAACCACCGTCGCCCGCTTCATCAACGCCCCCGCGTCTGCACTTCGGCTACCGCCAGCGAGTAGGAAGCCCATAATCAGCGAACCCCGTTGACCTGTTCAGCGGAAGCAATCCCCGCCGGCGCAACTACCTGCACACGACCGCCGGTCTTGGCTTCCAGTTCCTGAACAAGCCGGTCAACTTCGCGCTGGCGCAGCACATCCTCGCGCTCACGTGCGCATTCGCGCATACGCGCACGCGTCTTCATTACCACTTCATCGAGCTTCTGCAGCTCGGCGTCTATCTCTTCGATCGTTCGCATCTCATACTCCTTTCGGGGGCTGTTGAATGATGGCTGGGACGCCGAACTCTTCTCGGCTCTTGATCCCTCCGGGCATGTAGCGTCGCAGCTCGCTGCTCCATGCCGCAAGGGTGTGGGCCATCGAGCGTATCCGGGGCTCATTGGTCAAGCCCAGCGGAACACCGGCCCGCAGGAGAATCGCATGATCGCGTGCAATCGCATCAGCTTTCGCCTCCTCTTCGGCCGACCGCGCCTTTGACATGATGGCGCGAGCCACCTGTTCCGCCTTGTCCCACGGCATATCCGCGAACAGCACACCGTTCTTCAACAACAAAACGTGCGTGCCTTCTCGCCGAATTGTGATCTGCTCGCTGCGCATTACAGCTTGAAGATCTTGTTCGCGCCGCTGTCCCATTGCACCGTGATGTCGCCGCCATTCGGCGTCACCGGGAGGCCGGTTGCCGTATCGATGTTCGCGATTAGGTTAGACGTACCCTCCACGCCGGTATGCTTGTAGATGTCGATGGACTCGGACACATCGCCCGTCACTGCGCTGAGTGTGACATCCGCTGCATCGGCGACGCCGGCCGTTTTGGTCTTGGAGGCGAACGCACCGGATGTCGCCACACGCGCCGCCGCCGCCCGATCATCCAGGAAATCGTCCACCGCCAGATCAATGGTGTCGTCCGCTTCATCGATCAGAATCAGGCGGATGTCGTTAGCATCCCAGTCTATGTCTCCGCCAAGGAAACCTTCGCGTCCCAAATCATAAAGTGCATTCGCCATCGCTAACTCCTTCTGTAGTCCGCTCGTAGTGCGATTCGCCAACTGCCTTGAAGAGAACCGGATGTCGCAGTGATGTGCGCGTAGTACAGCGCATCCTCTGTCAACTGGAGATCGTAGTCCAACGTACCACGATAGTCGCCGTTGCTGGCAGCGACGTAAGACAGATTCAAGGGCCATGTCTGCCCCACTACTTCAACGTCGTCTTCGTCGTATAGCGTCGCGACAACCGTTGCAGCGTTCAGATAGGCACCGGAATCTTCATCCTGAAGACCCTCCAAGACCAGCCTGTTGCTGTTGTCGATGTAGAGCGTATTCTCACTCAACTTTAGATCCTCCCAGCAAAGCAAGCAATGCTCTCAGTGTAAATCTCCCGACTCGGGGTTCGGCTGAACCACTGCCCCCGACACGCAGGCTGTTGGTCATGTCCGTCACCACGATTCGCGGCTCCGCTCGCACAGAGCTGCCGATTCGCGGCAACACTCGAACGGCACTGGCGAGAAGCTTCCCAAATTGAACCAAGCCCCCAAGAATGGTCGTGGTTCCGAAGCTCTCAGCACTGGCAATCCCTGTACAGGTTATGATAACCGCGCCGCGCACTATTATAGTGTCTCCGAACGTCTCTAGGCTAGACACGCCGGTCGGCAAAATAACATAGTTAGAAGTTACGGCAGAACTTCCAAATACCTCCGCACTCCCTATTGAAGTCGGCAGAATATTAACCGCTCCGGGGGCCAGGGTGAGAACCCCGAAAGCCTCTGCAGAAGCAATCCCACTAGGCACAATGGCCAGACCACCGAGACTGATGACAGGGGTCCCGAATGCTTCGGCGCTGGCAATCCCTGATGCAACGAGGAAGATGCCGCCGGGAATAACAGTGTGCGCTCCGAATGCCTCAGCGCTCGCGATCGCTTGTGCAGAGATGACAAGAGTGCCGGTAGTGATAGTAGCGTTGCCAAATGCTTCAGCGCTCGCTATCCCCGAAGGCGCAATCTTCAAATTGAAACTAGGAGTCCCGAAAGCCTCTGCACTTCCAACTGCGGATGGAAACAGGATGAAATTCAACTTGGCCGTGCCGAACGCCTCCAACGAAGCAATCGCGCTGGGAGCTACGGTGAGATTGAGCTTGGCCGTGCCGAACGCTTCGGCGCTCACAATCCCAGAAGGTAGAAGACTCACGCCCCCCGGAACAATGACAGCCGAACCGAACGCTTCTGCACTGGCGATGGCCGACGGATTCAGTTTTAGATTGAGCTGCGGCGATCCAAAGGCTTCAGCACTGGCGACCCCGGAAGCCAGTACCACAACCCCGCCGGGGGAAACCGTATGCGCCCCGAACGCTTCAGCGCTCGCGATCGCCGAAGGGAGCAAAGTGAAGTTCAATTTAGCCGTGCCGAATGCTTCTGCACTGGCGATGCCAGACGGGGCCACCTGAAGATTGAGCTTGGCCGTGCCGAACGCTTCCGCACTAGCGATGGCCGAAGGTACAACCTGAAGATTCAACTTAGCCGTGCCGAACGCTTCCGCACTGGCGATGGCCGAAGGCAGGAGCGTCTGCCCTCCGGTTCCAAGGGAAACAGTGGGTTGCGGGACACTTTCTGCTGAAGCGATTCCTCCCGGGATAATGTACTGCGGCATCAGGTAGTAGATGAGCTTCACTACTCCGGTGTGCGTGCCCGCACTTTGCCTCGCTCGCCTTACGGAGATGCGGGTATTGGTAGCAACCAAGACCGGAACCGGGAGCCGCCAGAATCCACGGTCCCCATTATCATTAGTCGACTGATGATCGTAGTAGGCTTGCGCTACCGTAACTTCACTCGATGCCGCGCCGGTACCGATCTCAAGATATATGGCATCGCCGATTACCGTGCTATGGTGATCCTGAAAACCGACGATGAGAATGGCCCCCGTAATCCCCGAAGTCATCTCAACCCAAGAACCAAACGCCTGCGCAGACGCTGACGTATCAACACTCGTTCCAGTGTTGGCGTCGGGGAGAACAAGCTGCTTGTGATTGGTAGAAACCCAATGTGAAATCGCAGTCATAGCTCGTCAGCCTCATAGACTGCGATCGCACCTTCTAGAATCGAACCAGTTGTCGTCCCAGATTTTCTAATTCGCAATGCGACACGAGAACTGGCCGCGATCGAATCGAACAAGAACCACAACATCAATTGTGGAGGTCGTCCCCAATTTCCGGAGTTATACCCAGCGAAGGTTGCGATCACCACTTCGCTCGACGCGGCGCCGACACCGACATCTATCTCATACTCAATACCGCTGGAGTACCACCAGTTGTCTATGAATGCCGCGAGAAAATATTCTTCAGCGGTGCTGGCAATCAACTGTGTCCATGCGCCGTTTGCCCAAGCCGTGCCATTTCCATTAAGTACGACACCCAAGTAGACGTCAGCTTTCAGAGAAACTTTCTTCAAGTCTGCAGTAGTGTAGTAGAGGCTCTGCGCAGCCGCTAGACTATCCGCATCGACGTAAGCAAGTTTTATCCCCCATGCTGTCGTGCTTGTCCCGCTCTTTCTGATGCGGACTGCGAACCTATTGGTTCCCGTACATTTGATCGGAATCGCGAAAGGAAGAAAATAAGAGACCCCGCCAGTGGCGGTGCGAGCACTGACTACCTTTCCAATTCCAACTTCGCTCGACGCGGCGCCGATGCCAACTTCAATCTCGAACTCGGCGGCAGCTCCGATATCAACGACTACCCCAAGCGCGACGACATCCGTCAACCCGGAATGAAGCTGAGCCCAGCTCGAAGCGTTCCATGCTGTGCCGCTCGGTGTGACCGATGCCCCCGCTGCGGCGGACGGAGCAACCCCCGGGACATCTGCGGCATAAGGAAGGTTGCTGTCATCTTCGACATACATCAACTTGAACGCACGATTAGCGGTGCTGGACCCACTCTTACGAATCCGAACAGCTACACGTGAACCCGAAGCAATGCGCACCGGAATGGGGGCGTGGTGATGCGAATGGCAGACGTTCGATTCATGGCTGCCGGCGTAAGTCGCTACCACAACTTCGCTCGATGCGGCGCCGACACCGATGTCAATCTCATACTGAAAAGCTGTGGCGTGATTAAGCGACCAGCCCGTGATCAGCGCATTCACCGGCATCGAGGACGTCACTTCATACCACGATGAATTCGCCCACGCCGTTACGACTGGAGTGACAGCTACCCCGGCGGCAGCACTCGGCACCACCTTCTGCGCGTTTGCTGTCGTCGGCCACGTTGCCACGAATGCTAGACCTCTCGCGTCGGGTAGAGAGCGCGCAGCATATACCGCAGAGCCTGTTCGGTTTGATCACTGCTCCACTTGGGAACAGCCAGCAAAGTCTGCACCGGGTCTTCCACTGCGGGGCGATCTTTCAGCGTCTTCGTCAGCTTGTTGTATTCTTTCGTGCTGAAATCGATTCTGCCTTCCTCGAACATGCCTAGATCGATGAGCTCATACTTCGTCTCGTCGATCTTCGTACCCAGATCTGTAGTGTAAGAAACCGGATCACCGGCTTTGTAACCATCCTCGGTGTCCACCTTCGCGACGACCACTGCAACCGATTTGAGCGCCATGTGCCCCCCTTGCATTTTGGCCCCGCATATTGTACGGGGAAGAACTCTCTCGTTAAAGCGGCCCGCGGCTTTCGTAGATGTTCTCGCCGCCGCCTATCAAAACCAAACGGATACCCATGATTGCCGCCACTACACCGTCGATTTTATTCTCGTTGCGCTCCTTCCTGGGATACACATTGTCCTTCGCATCCATCTTGCAAACGACGTTCCCTACCATCCACGTCAACACCGGATCTCCATTGTGATGCACGCGGCCTTCGTACGTCGCCGCTTCGAATTCCTTCATTGCTTCTGAGAAGTTCAACACCGTAGGACGCACCTCCACCATCGGCACGCCATGCTCATCAAGATGTTGAACGAGCTGCGTCGCCTGCGCCGGATCATAGCCCACGCCGAGAACGTAGTAGGCTTTGGTGTCTCGCAGAAGATCCTCTTCTATGAGATCCATGTCTATGGAGGAGCCGGGGGTGGCTGTCAGATGATTCTCCTGCGCCCAGCCTTTGTAGCTGGCGGTCTCCTCCAGCTCTATGCGCTCTTCCGGCAGATAGTAAGTGCCGAACAGATAGTAGTGAATGCCGTCCTCCTTGTGTTCAAAGAAGACCTTCATCTTGGCTGCGATGTCCACTTTGCTGGCCAAGTCCAGCCCGACGTAGCATTGTTCACCCAGAAAATCGCTCTCCTTCAGGGTGGGATCCCCGCAAGCTAACCACTTGCGCATGTCCATCCAGGCTTCGCTGGCATTGCACCAGACGTTCATGTGTTTCGTGAGAAAGTTGTTGAGTGCCGACGCCACGCGCTGCGCGACCTGCGCCTTGCGGCGAATGTCAAGCCTGAACACGGAGACATCCAGATTGGGGTTGGCTTTCGGCCATACTTCTTCGTCAAACGGAGAGTCGCCGTCGTCCAACGTATAGATCAACGCAAACCACGTGTCGTCGCGGATACCCTCGCTCTCCACCTTGTAGCCAAGACCGTTGTGCCGATGCAGCGTTTCATTCAGCACCTTCTTGGAGTAGACATGCTTCTCATAGCAGACACCCCCGAGATCAAATCCCGCCGTCGTGATGCTCCACATCACAGGTTGCTCGCGGGATCCTGTCGCAGTGTCAATCACATCGTACACAGCGCGGCTCTTGTGCGCGTGCAGTTCGTCGATCAGCCCGCCATGCACATTCAAGCCGTCCAGAGTGTGACCGTCCGCAGACAAAGGCTTGAAGAGACAGGCATTGCCGGGGATGCCTATCTGAAAGCGATACAATTCGATGCCGAAGCGAGCGCACAGTTCCGGATCTTTGACCGCCATCATGCGGGCGGTGTCGAACACGATGGTCGCTTGATCCCGAGTAGTAGCAGCAGAGTACACTTCAGATCCAGGTTCATTGTCTGCCGCCATCAGATACAGACCTACACCGGCGAGCTTGGTAGTCTTGGCATTCTTGCGGGCCACTTCTTCGTAAACGGTGCGGAATCGCCGCAGCAAAGTATCGCGCCGCAACCAACCGAAGAACGTGGTAAGCCCGAACACCTGCCACGGCTCCAGCCGGATACGCGCCTTCTCGTGCGGATTGCGCACTCGCGCCCACGAACCTTTGACGTGACACAGACGCTCGATGAAATCACAGATCTTGCCGGCTGAGTTAACGTCGAAGATGTACGGAAAGTCGGGGTCATCCCGCAAACTGTGCTCAAGATCGTCCAACTGACGCTGACACGCCGCCTTGATCCACTTGCACGCAATCACATCGCCAGACAGCACCCCGTAACAATAGTCCAACGCGATGTTGACAAGCTCTATGCGACGCGGCGTAGCCGGGTCATCCGGTCGCAAGAACATCTCAGCGCTAAACCTAGAAATCGTTCCACGCTCGTTTGTCGTTCTTGCCACCCTTGTTCTGCGCTTCGCCGAACGTGGGGGCGGAGAGGGGAGCGCGGTTGCCGCGTCGGCCGGTGCCGTTGTAGTTGCGGGCGACTTGATTCGACGACTTGACGAACTTGGCAAGCTCTGCTTTCTCTGCTTCTGTTTTCTTTTCGAACTCTCTGCGGCCATGATTGGTGTCTCCGGTGGGATTGCTGGCACGTTGATGCTGCTTCAAAGTGTCAAGGTTCAGCATGTTGAGGCGCGCATAGGGCGTCAACCCCATCGCGTCCATGTATCTGTACAGATTGTCCGTCGCGTTCTTCAGCATGTTGGCGGTCTTGTCGTTCTTCCTGTTCCGCCACTGCTTCGCTCGCAGCCGGTAGATCTCCCAAGCTGTGCAATAGACTTCCAGCATGGAGAGCTCCAGCGGATTCAACAGTTCGACCTGATGCTCTTGCAGTATCGTCGTAATCCTGATCCATTCGTTCTTCGCTTCGCCTGCCAGAATATCTGGAGGCGGAGGAAAAGTAGTGATGGCCGGGACCTGAATGACCATTGACTTCACGATTTCCTTGAACGTCGCCGCGCCGCGCAGCACCCGATTGACCGGGGACTCTGGTTTGCGGCCTCTCGCGCCTACGCCCCCACTGGCACGGGCACCTTCGCGTCTAGCCATAACACCTCCAGGAAACGGCTCTTACCGTGAGATTGGATTGCAAACACCTCTCAAAAATGTTCCAAGG